TGGTGTCACCATCGGCCTGAACAGACAGCGTGCCAGCGTCAGTAATAGGGCCACCAGTCAGGCCATTGCCAGAGTCAACAGAGGTAACCGTCCCAGGCTCTGCGCCAGGCTTAATGCCATCAAGCTTGTCCTTATCTGCTGTCGTGTAGTTATTCAGGCTCAGGCCAGCATTGGTGCCGGTAGCCAGCGGAATCGTCGCATCATCACCAGCAGAGTTAGTGACGGTGCCCTTATCAGCTGCCGGCGTGTAGCCCAGGTCAACATCAACGCTCAGGCTGGCTGGATCAACAGGCGACCAATTGCCGCCGCTATACCCAAGCACCTTGCCATCAGACGCGCCAGCTGTATCAACGTCGCCTAGCTCCCCTAAGTCGTAGTCGCCCTCAGTGGCTACAACATCGCCGTCACGACCAAAGACAGACGTAACTGTGTTTTCCTCTGCCCCTGCATCAATGCCATCAAGCTTGATCTTGTCTGCAGGCAGCATCAAGCCTGCATAGATCGTGTCTACACCTGTGATTGTGGCGTCATCACCAGCCGAGTTAAGGATGATGCCTTTGTCGGTCTGCTTGCTGTACTCCAGGTCGACGTCAACAGTCAGCTGCGCAGGACTCAGCGGCTTCCATTCGCCGGAGTCGTAAGCCAGCACCATGCCATCGACGGCGCCATTGGTATCAACGTCGGCCAGATCATCCAGGTTTTCAACGCCAGCAACTACCCAGCTGCTGCCGTTCCACACCATCAGGAAACCTGTAGTGCTGTCCCAATACAGGTCGCCAATGCTGTTGCCTGTGTTCGGCGGTGAACCACCGTTAGGCACATTGGAGCCAACGCCGATCTTTTGCAGACCGCCAGCGTTGTCCTTGAAATAGATTGCTGCCGATTCAGCGTGCTGGTTAATGCACAGCTCGCCGTAATCAAGGTTTGCCGGGTCAGGCTGGCGTGACTTAACGACGCTGTTGAGCAGCTTCAGCTTGACTGACATGACCTATACAGGCAGTTGTTACCCCTAGGCAGGGGCATCCTAATTTTAATAGGTGCCGGCAGACAGTTCTTTTACGTTCTTCCACTTGCCATCAGCAGCAAGCTGCAAGATGTCATCTTCTGTGGCATTCAAAATAGTCACATCAAGCAGGTCATCTAAACGCGATGCGCCGCCGCCGCCGCCGCCACCTGCAAGCACCTCAATCTTGACCCAGCCAGCAGTCAAGCCATTGCAAAGGCACCAGTCGCCGCCTTCGTAATCAACGCCTGATGTGACGTCAACATTCATGCCTGCTGTTTCGCAGACCAGATACACACCAGTCAGCTCATCTGCGGCAGCAGGTATTGGGTTGCCTTCCGCTAAACCTGCTTCTGTGCCGTACTTAGTGACGCCAGTAATCAGGCCAGTGTCAGCATCAAAAACCCCGCAGTAGCGCAGGTTTTCCATTGACAAGCGGCCAATTCCGACAGGAAACCAGCTGTTGCCATTCCACATCGATAGGCGGCTTGTGGACTCGGAAAACCACAAGCAACCGATGTGAACAGTTGCCGTATCGATCGGCGGCGGTTCTTCCTGAATAAAGCTGATCGCGTAATCAGCAAACTTCTTTCGAACAATCGACCTGTTTTTGATGCTGTCGCCAGGTAGGTTCTCAATCGAGATGTCATTGCCATCAATCGCCGGCAGGTCACCGATCTCCAGCGGCGCGCCAGAGACCACGTTGCCCATCACGTCAACCGTGACCTTGGTATAAGCACCAGCTGCAATGCCAGTCAGTGACTGTGAAATCTTGCCGTCAGGTCCAATAGTGATGCCATCGCTCTGAATGACGCCACCAATAGAGACTTGCGTTGCAGGGATGACGTCAAGCGTGCCGTCGTTCCTGACGCTTAAACCGTTGCCAGGCTTAACCGCGCCAACTTCGCTACCACTACCGCTAGGCAGATCGCTGCTAGTCAGACCACGGCCAGCGGTAACCAGACCATTGGCGTCATAAGTAATGACAGGGTGAGTGGCAGGGCTAACGCTGTTGCCAATGCTGACTGCACCGTTGGAATCAACTTCAAGCCCGCCAGCAGGAGGCACAGAGACAGCACCCTTTTCTGTCGTGGTGCCGCTAGGCAGATCACCGCTAAGGATGTTGCGGTAAACCGGATGGCCGCCTGTGGGCTGGCCAGCAACAAACTGCTGATAAGCACAGTCCGGCAGCTTGCTTAGCGGCACCTCATCAAGAGAGTCCCCGGAGATGCTGCCTGGCTCAATCTTGGAACCCGGAACGCTGCCGTCCTGCAGCTTCCCGCCATCAATCCCGTCTGCCAGCTTCTCGTTGGTGACAGAAGCGTTTTGATAATGCCTGGTCGCCAGCGCGTCGGTAGCGACAGCAGGCGTATCAACAGCGTTATCAGCTAGCTCAGAAGCGCCAATTGCATTGGGCGCAATCTCCTCAGCTGTCAGCGTGTTCTGCTCAAGCTTGATTGCAGGAATGCTGCGATCAGCAATCTGCGCTGAGCCAACAGCACTATCCGCAAGCTTGTCCCCTGTGACAGCCCCATCAGCAAGTTGATCAGTGCCAACCGCGCCATCAGCAAGCTTCTCTTGCGTAACCGCCTTGTTCTGAATCGCAGCTGTGTCAACTGCGTTATCAGCAAGCTCAACATCAGTGACGCTATCCGGTGCCAGCTCAAGGCTGGTAATACTGTCTGGCTCAATTTTTGAGCCTGGGATTGTCCCGTCAGGCACCACCCCGACAGAGCCAACAATCAGAGCAGTAGGGGTAAGTTTTTTGGTCTCAGACGCTGATAGGTCGGCAACGGCCAACACATCAGATGCTGCATCCAGGTCAGCGCTGCTGAGCGGATTTAGCTCAGAAATCCTCTTGTCAGCCACAGCGCCTACGCAGGGGGAACAATATCCCTAGTTTAGGCGGGAGTCTCTAGCCAGACCCCGAAGTCAGATTCTTGCAGGATCTTGTCGTTCGGCACCTGTTCCTGCAGCAGATAATCAGCAGCCCTGGTGTAAAGCAGCTGGATTGAGCCAGTAGTCACAAACTGAATCTGGCTATGGATCACGTCCTCGGTGTTGACCTCAGTCGCTACCTCAGTGATCACGCAATCACAGGCGTAGAACAGCTCGGAATCACGGATCGACTCAGAGCCATCAAGCACCATGCAGCCCTTGCGCTTCAGTAGAAAAATGCCTTTGAAGTTGGCGCCAATCTCCTGCCTTAGGCAGAGCTGGTGCAGGTAAGAGGAATATTCGTTAGTGGCATCGTTTCCGCAGAACGCTTGCGGCACATCAAAAAGACAATCCAGATCACCACTACCGCTAACCGTCGTGGCCATCTGCTTGGTAAACCCTTCGCCCAGGCTGGTGATGTCAGCCACGTCGCGGTTGGTGTTTAACGTCCAGCTCACCGTCTGAGCTAGCCACCGCTGAGAGCCCTGCTGCACCTGCAGGCTGATCCTGTAAGTCCCTGATGGCTTGACCAGCTTGACCGCTTTGGCAATCGAGCCCTCAAGCGCATCAGCCCAGCTCTTGTAAAGCCTGACGCCACCAACAGGATCGACGTTGACGTACCACTGACCGTCTGAATACTGCGTGCCATCAGACCAGCCGCTGGCATCAATAAAATCCAGCAACTCAGGCACTGACTGCCCGCGATCATCAACGCGTTTAATCCAAACCAAATCGCCTGTAATCAGGCTGCGCGTCACCCGCTCAACCGAAAACCGGTTGCTACCAATGTCCACATCGGACGGGCTGATCGTTGCGTAAAGGGAATCGCTAGCCAGACGCTCCAACCGGATGCCGCCGGTTTCGCCCATCCATATAGCCATTAGGCAAGCGTTGCGGTCTGCAACGGGCCTGTGACCTGGAATGCAACTTCAGCGGTCACGATCTCGCCAGCAGCTGCTGCAATAGCAACGCTATTAAGCAGGCACTTGAACTTGACCGCATGAGTTGTAGCGCCGTTCTGATACCGCAGCTCTAGCTCATGCGTTGGCTCAGTCGGTGTTGCCGTCGTGCGGAATACATCGGTCAGCAAGGCAGAGCCCTCAATCGTCGCCCCGTCTTGCTCGTAGTAATAGATCGTGCAAGAGCCAGTAAAGCTCTGGATGCCGTAAACAGCTGTGGCGGCGTAATCGCCCAGCGTGGTCGTATTAAGCGCTGCTGCTGTCGCGGCAAACGTCCAGCTAGAAACCTTGGCAACTCTTGTGCCGTCTGCAAATAAAGCGCCGTCAATGCCAGTGAACTGCTTTGCCATTACGCGAGCGAGATCAGTTCAACAGATACGTTCATGATACCGGGGCTAACACCTTCAACAC